GTCTCAAATTAACAGAGGTGAGGGGTACTCCCCCCCTCCCTCTCCCCCTTTCTTTCTTTCTTTTTTATTTCTTTATATTCAACAAAAGAATAAATAATTTATGCATTTATTAGGCGCATTACAAGCTGTTGCGCTCATGCTATAATCACAATTAAATATAAAAGAATTGGAGTTATATGATAGCCCTAAGCATTCTAGTCTGCAGCGTACACACAAGATACAAAACCTTTTTACTTAAAATACAAGACCAACTATATCAGCAACTAGCCTCACTCTCTGAGGTAGACCAAGACCGGGTAGAGATAATCATACTCACTGACACTAAGCAGATGATGCTAGGTCATAAGCGCAATGTGATGGTAGGCATGGCACAGGGTAAGTACATAGCCTTTGTGGATGATGATGACCGGCTTGCTGATGACTATATAGCCCAACTGCTCAAGGCTACTGAAAGTAATGCAGATAGCATTGTATTCCAAGCAGAGGTAAGCCTTAATGGTGAACCGTCAAAGATATGCTACTACTCTAAGGATGTTAAGCGCGACTACAACCACAAGGATGGTTACTACCGCATACCTAACCACATCTGCTGCATTAAGCGTGAGGTATCACTTAAGTCTAGCTTTCCTAACATTCTTTATGGTGAGGATGCAGGCTATGGCAAGGTATTACTACCATTCCTAAAGACTGAACACAAAATAGATAAGGTGCTTTATTACTACGACTACAATAGCGAGACTACCGAAACTCAAGCATGGCGGCGCAATAACACTGCCCCAAGACCGGGCAAAGCTCTAGTGGATGTAATCATACTCTCTAAGGCTAATAAGTACCGCGATGGCATAATGACTCAAAAGGCTATTGATAGCTGTATACAAGGCGCTAATGGCTTGCCTGTAAACATCATAGTCATGGAGGGTGGTGTTAGGCAGTACAACAATGCTATCACCATCCCTAAGCGCGGTAAATTCAACTATAACCAATATGCCAATGAGGGCGCTGCCCTTGGTAAGTCTGAGTGGATTATGATTGCCAACAGTGACTTGGTATTTAAAGATGGTTGGCTACATAACCTTATAGCTGCCGGTCATCCAGTAGTTAGCCCACATGAGCCTACTGACATTAGGCAAAAAGGCATAATTGGCAATGAGGAGGGCTTTGAGTGTGGCAGGCACTTTAGCGGTTGGTGTTTTATGATTAGCCGCGAGCTGTGGAAAGAAATAGGTGGCTTTGATACTGATGTAGACTTTTGGTGCAGTGATGATGTTGTTATTGAGCAGGTCAAGGCTAAAGGTATTAAGCCTATGCTTGTAAAAGATAGCATTGTAGAGCATCTAGGCTCTCAAACACTCAAGCAAGAACCTGACGAAAGTGCCAATCATTTAAAGTGGCGCAATGTTTATATCTACAATACAAAGTATGGTAAAAACAAATTTGCGGACCATCCTGCTTACATTAAATATTTAAAGGAGTACACAGATGAGCTTGCAAAAACTAGGGCTTAAGCACAACACAGATAAAGCAACATTTCATAAATATTTAGACTTTTACCAAAAGTTGCTGCCAAAGCGGACCTTTAAAGGGCGGCTGTTGGAAATTGGCGTAATGGATGGTGCAAGCCTCAAAATGTGGCGTGAATACTACCCAAATGCTGAAATTATCGGTATAGACATTGAGGATAAGAGCCACCTATACAATGATGATTGGAAAATACCTAAAACCATTGATATTAGGCAGATTGATGGCACTGACACTAAGCAGCTTACAGATTTAGGCATGTTTGACATAATAATTGATGATGGTAGCCACTACACTGCTGACCAACAAAAGAGCTTTGAGCATTTATACCTTAATCAGCTTAATCCTAAGGGCTTTTACATTATTGAGGATTTGCACACATCACTTAACCCAAATTATGTGAATAGCAAGCGTAACACCATTGATTACCTTAAGCACGCAATGATTGAGTATGAGTTTTACCATAATAAAGCTAACCCTAATGACAGTATGACCTGCGTAATAAAGGCAGGGCAACTATGATACTGATTGCAGGTGGTGAGGGCTTTATTGGCAGTCATGTAGCCAAGGTGTTTGATGGGCTTGATGTTGGATTATATGAAATAGCTGACCTTAAAAGCGGTACTGATGTTTGCAATGTGGATGGTAGCAAATATGACGTTATAGTGCTTTTAGCTGCCAACTTAGGGCATGACATGCAAATGTTTCAGGATAACCTTGCAATATACAGATGGGCTATGCGCCAAACTGCACACATTATTTATACAAGCTCTGCTGCAGTCTATGGTGACAGTGATTTGCCTCACACTGAGGATGAGCCACTTAAAGCGCCTACAATCTATGGCAGGTCTAAGCTACTTGGTGAACAGCTAATAAAACAGGCATCTAGCAACTACACTATTTTGCGACTTGGCAATGTGTATGGTGATGGTGAGGGTAATGGCGCTATAGACATATTCAAGCGCGGCGGCACAAAGATTTATGGTGATGGGTCTGATATTAGAGACTATGTACATGTAAAGGTAGTTGCTGAGGCTATTAAAACAATCGCGCTCAATCCTACTGCTTACAATAAAGAGACTTTTAACATATCCAGTAATGAGCCAATGACCACTAAAGCTGCTTGGTATTCTTTCTTTAATTATAATGGTGACTACTCTATAACACCTGAATATCTACCACCACGCGGCTTTGATGTTAAATGCTCTATCCTAAACAACTCTAAGGCTAAAAGAGCCGGGCTTACCTATGAAAATTAGCGTGACAGTCATGGCGGTAGAAAAGCGCCGCCTGCAGGCTGAGTATTTAGCCGCTATACTGCGCTATTACCCTTTTAGTGATGTTTCAGTGACTTATGACCAAGTTGCTGCCGGTGACCATACTAGCGAGTGGAATAATGGGGTACAGTGCCTTAAAGCCGGGCTAGGCAAGGGTGATTATCATGTAGTAATTCAGGATGATGCTATATTAACCCCTTATTTCTATGAAAACATTGAGGGTGCTATAAACAACTGTCCGGGCGGCAAAACACTCATATCACTATATACCGGCACTGCTAGACCGCTTGGCAAAAGGGTGACCGCTGCAGTTGCTAAGGTCAAAGATGAGACATGGTTAGATTATTGGTTACTTATGTGGGGTGTAGGTATCGTAATACCAACTAGCCACATTGAGCCGCTATTAGATTTTGTTTCGGACCGCACAGAGCCTTATGACACTAGAATTGGCATATTCTATCAGCGCAACCGCTTGCCGGTGTATTACACAATGCCTAGCCTAGTGGACCATGATGATGAGCTTGGCACTGCTATACCCGGTCATGGTACAGAGCCGGGTGCTAGAGTTGCCCACAGGCTTGCTACCGGGCTTATTGCTTGGAATAAAAAGAGTATCACCATATAAACACAAAAGCGCCCCTAAAAGCGCTTTCATGCCATAAGCTACACCTCACATGTAGTTGCAGGCTGCTGTACGGACCAAAGAGCAACTAGGCTCATCCATACCATTTAACTATATTAACCATCCACGCTGAAAAGCTACTGTGGGGCGCACCTGCATAACTATTTTACTCAATTTCTTTGGCTTGCTCTTTACCTATTTTACGCTGATTTAAAAGCCATAGCTTACTATACCAAAAATCACCTCTGCGCCTAATGCGGTTGCGATGTTTCCGCAATGCGTGTTTGACGTTTTTGATATGGCGCTTTTTAGCCATCGCTCTTTTCTTTCAACACAACCTTTTTAGGTTCAGTAGTAACCTCTAACCCTAAATGCTCTAGTATTAAATCTACCTTTTCCTCTAGGCTAACATAATCGGTACAGTCCGGGGCATCGCCGCAATCCATGTGCTTAAAACAGCGCCACAGTACAGTACCCTTGCTCTCAAATGATGTAGTAGTGCAATTATCAGCACAGCACCAAACTTTCTTTTTGCCTTGCATTTCTAATAACTCCATATCTCTACCACTAAAGTAGCTTACTGAGCCGGGCGCGTATGTTGTGCCACAGCTTTTTAATATTCTAACCTGATAGGGCGCAACTCTAGTGTGCCGGTTTGCAATAATCTCTACCACCATAGGACCGCGCCTATCTGTGACTATAGCAATATCACCCACACTAAACTTTGCCATTATATTAACCTAGCCTGCTTATTATCGCTTACAGGGTAATTAGGGCGTATGCCTACAGGTCTGCCATCATCATCAAAGTATTCAAATGATGTCTGCACATAAGGCTCACTATGCCAAATGTCTCTTAGGTACACTAAGCGGTCTGATTGCTTGCCCTCTACATTATGACCATTTTTAACCATTCGGAATTGCGGCAAAGCTATATCACCTCTGAGCCATGCCCAACCATTGCGAGTGATTAGGTAGCGGCGCTTGTGGACCTTACCATTTACTTTTACATGGGCAACTAAGCCATGATAGCGCATGTGGCTAAAGTTAGAGAAAAACTTAAAATCACCATCCTCAGTAAAGTCTCTAATTTCAAAGTCATTTTGCATAGTACGCATCACATGCTCTGCAGCACGCTTGAGCATGATTGCACAGGCTTTGTTTAGTATTTCTTTGCGCTGTAGCTGTATACGCTGCCCACAATGGTTGCAGCGGTCATTTAATGGCTTTGCAGCCGGTGGTTGTACTAATGGCATCTAACACCTCCAATTCGTTTAATTGCCACACTCTTTTGACCCATCCTGATATACGCGGTGTTTGCACCTATAGCCCATGCTCTCTTTATAGCAAGGTGTCATGTTAAACCACGCCTTAATTTTCTGCCAAAGGCTCATAGCTTGCCCTCTTGCACTATTAAGGGTATCTGTTTGGACCAACTATTATCATAGGCAGTTATGCCACTGCTGCTAATTACAATGCCATCAGTTTTCTTTTTGTCGTATTTGACCATTTCACTGAGCCGGGGCAACCATTCAGGTATAAGCTCTAATAGCCTAATGCAGCGCCCTCTATCTGATGCATCGCTTGGCGGTGAAAAGCCAAAGCGCCCATCATAGCTATTGCCGGTCATGTGCCGGGCTATTGCCTCACTGCTTACGCCGGTATCACCACTAAGCGCCCAAAACAAAGCTCTCTGCTCTACTGGCTTACCATGACAGATTGCAGGCTTTTCACATAATGGGCATAAGCCTACACCATCTACCATTTTTACAGTAAAAGCGGCATTGCCTTTGTAATTGCGGTCACACAGCTTACTCATCTAACAACGCCTTTATAGCATCAAGTGGCTTGCTGACTTGGTGACTATATTTAGTGCGGACCAATATGCTTACAGCGAAAAGTATCAAATGCAGTGCCAACTTTTCACGCTTATTAAGTTTGCTATCTGTAACCTCATCCATTGCTTTTACCTCCATAAATTTTACTGAGCCATAACGCTTGCTTTGTAGGGCGGTCAATCTTGCTAATGATACCTTTAGCGGCTGCACGCTTGAATACTCCGCCTAGTGGTGTGTAGTCTTTCAAGCCATAATTTGCTGACTCTAGGAAAATAATGAGCATATCACCAACTATGTATTTATTCTCTCTAGCAAGAGCCTCAAGCAACTTATCTGCTGCATCGCGCCATGCTTGGCTTTTACCATCAATCATCATGCTCACCCTCTCTATGCGCCAACTCTAAAGCATCACTTAGCTTTTTATTAGCTCTCTCATCAATTCTTTTTTGCAATGCAGGGTCATCAACTACTATCACCTGTACAAAAGCTCTTGCAGGGCATTGCTTATCAGGCTTAGTAGCTATATAGGTACATTGCCTTTCTATGTGCTTTACATTTGGTAATTCTTTTTGAGGCATTACTTACCTCCGCACTGCGCTGCCTCTTGAGGTTGCGCTGTGTTAGGTTGCTGATTTTGGGCTACAAAGGCTGCTATGCAAGCATCCTCACCCTCTTTAGTGCTAAAAGCCTTAATGCACTCAGGTACTGCAGGGTCACTATTGTCACAGCCATCTATCGGGTTACTCCATCTATCGGGGTATTGGCAGTTTTCATGGCTAAATAGCTTATCAGCACAGCGCCCGGCGGTTTCATTGCCGGTGCAATCACCATCATATTTATCACTCACCTGCTGTGCGCTAGTGGGCTGTGGCTGTGTTTGAACCGGCAAAGCGGCACTTATACCAATTATTAGTGCAGAAAAGGCTAGAGCCTTTAAAACGTATTTCATTACTTCTTACCTCGCACAGAGTTGATTACAGCTAATGTAAGCATTGCTGCAAAAAACATCAGAGCTGATATTTGAAAGAATAGCTGCCACTCCATCTTAAAACTCCGTTATCTCATTAGTTAGCTTTTCTAATAGTGACTCATCGCCGGTGTGCAGGTAGGTCTCAAATAGCTCTTTATTTTCATCAGTAGACGGGTAGTATTTGCCGCCCACTCTGAAAATCATTATTACCTCTGCATCTTTACGCATAACCTTACCTACTAATTGTGCCATTTTAATTTTCATCCTTACGCTTTAATGCATCCTCAACTGCCTGCTTAAATATCGCCTCTAGCTTATTGCCTACAATAGCAATGTCATCACCAAAGTAGACCTTAAGCAATTCTGTGCCGCCCCACTCAGCGCTTTCAATCAAAAGGCAGTGTACTTTGCGGTCAATCATATCCTGCTTGCACCATTTGCTATTAAGCTGCCCATCTGCAGGCTCACTAACATAAAGGTCAAAAGGTATGGCTACATCTACAGTGCGCTCAACGTATTCTGAGTAGACTGTACCGGCATTATGCTCATAGGGTGCATCATTCCAGTCATCACCCCATTGCTTGCCATTTTCGCCTATATAAAAGCGGATAACATTGCCTTTGGTTTCAACATCAATAACTTGGTTATGCATCAGGGCTGCCCTCCCCTTTCTTAAGCGCCTTATCAAGAGCCATGTACATTGCTACAAATTCCTCATGCTCTTTTTCTTTCAGCTTTTCAAACTCTTTTTGGACCTCAGAAACTGCATACTCCATAGCAAGCATGATTGCACGCCAACCATTCATGTATTCCGGGGTGCGCTCTGCAAATTTCCAGTTTTTAGGCTTGCCATCTTTCTCAACTAATGAGACCTGCTTTTTAACATAGTCAATTTCAACCACTACATTAATGCCATATTTGCTATAAACTCGGCGGACCAATAAATCTTTCATTGCCTACTTTTCCTTTACTATTAGGTTAGCATCACCAAGCCGGGTAGCTTGGATGTCATCTATGGCAATGAGCAAATCACACTGAGCCTTTAATGCTTGATGCTCTAGCTTGCTTGCATAGCGCCAAACATATTTATCTAGCCCCAAGCGCCTGCCCCATGTCTCAGCGTATTGCTTGCCGCCGCCGGACCATACAACAATGCGTATGTTTTTGTAGGTACTAAGCACCTGTAGGGTATTAATCTGATGCACAATAGGTACATCGTCATTGCTAGGCACTCCATGCACGCGCTCACCCTCTGCATTGCGGATAAGTGTGCCATCTACGTCAAAAGCAACTATAACGCGCTGCATTTTGCCATCATCTGCCCTAGGCAGGTCAGCAGGCTTAACAATGTCTATAGCAGTGCCGGTCATTTGTCTTTAACTTCCACCTTTTTAGCAGGTTTCTTTGGTTCTTTGGTGGGTAGCTCATCCTCTAGGAAATTACCGGCAGTGGTGTCATCGTCATCATCCAAGAAAGCAGCAGCAATATCATCATCCGGGTCTGCATCCGGTGTGTTTTTGATGCCTAAAATCTTTTTTACTTTCTTGTCTGCATCGCGGTAGGTTTCTACTACCTTAATGATTTTGGTGTAGTCTGCCTGCTCTAAATCGCGCAAGTAGGTTACTACATCGTCATAGCTAGTTTCAACAACCGGCTCTGACTTTTTATTAAATAGTCTCATGTGTGTAATCCCTCCAATTCGCTCACACTTAATGGTAACTCTAGTGTATTAAAACTCCCTACAGTTTGTCAATAGAATTACCAAATAATCTTGCCGCTAGTGTCCAATGTGCCTAGCTGCTTTGCGTTTCTGACTCTGAGTTTTAGGTACAGTCTTATTAGGCGCTGCATTTTTAGACCCTCCAATTATTTTTGTCGTTTCTGTATTAAGCAGTGGTAGCTTTTCTTGCCATTTGGTGCGCTGTTGGCATCGGGGGCAGATTTTAGCCCATCGTCTTAATACCTCCAACTGTATCTTATTCAAGCCGGTTGTGGCAATACACTCACAGCACTTAGGATTTCCACACTCAAATACACCATCAGGCATAAGCACGCTCACCGGCATTTAGGTGGTCTATAACAGCTTGGGCTATTTCCTCAGTGATACCATCATTAAAGTTTGTTTTAAAAAGCCATTGGTGAGGTAGAAAGTCTGCATCATCATCTAATATGGCATAAGCGCTTACTTCCGGGTGTCTATCAAGCCATTCCTGCACCTCATACCCTCTATCAACTACATTGCGCTTTGCGCCACGCTGCATATCAATAGTGCAATCAATGTAATCACATACCTGCTCTTTAACCGCTTTGCGGCTATCTGGGTACATGCGCCAAGTGCTACTTAGGACAACGCTGCATTTTGTCTCATCAATAATACGCCGGACTAACTTTACTGCTGCCGGGTCTGTATTATTCCAAAGGCTATTGCCTGCCTCCGCAAATTTGCGCGAGTTGCATACACCATCAATGTCTAAAAAAAGCACTTTCATTTTGCTGCTGCCTCTGTTGCTCAAAGTTTCTATTACCCTCTTGCCACCATGTATAGACTACAAGGCTATATAGTACCACTAAAATTAGTAGCAATAGATACCAAAGCGCTCGGCGCATTTAAGCTGCCCCAATGACGTTTTCGCGGTAATATTTGCGCGGTGGCTTGCAGTTTTTTAGTGCGGTAGCCATCTGCTTTTGATTAATGCCCTTGCGGTCTGCATATTCAAGCAACTCAATAAAGCCTGCCTGACTATTAACATTGATAAATTCCTGAGCCTTGCGCCGCCAATAACCCTGATACTTGCCAAAGCCAAACTTTACTAGCTTGTCATCTATCCAGAGGGCTGCTGCGCCGGTTACCTCTTTGACTGCCTCAACAAATTTATAAGTACCCTCTTTTACCATCTTGCATAGCTTGGCAAAGTACCGGCTAGGTTGCTCTGCTTTGAGTGCTGAGGCTATCATTTTGCCCCACTCATCAGCTTTGCCCATTTTCTCTAGCTTGATTTGAATGGACCTATAGAATGGCAAAAATCTTTGGTCATCTATAAGCTGCGCTGCCTCACCTAATCTGTTAAGCATTGTTTGTTTTCTTTGGTGACCAAGACTGTAAGACATAAGTTTTTTTACCCTCCAATTCGTTTGTCTTGGTTTTTAATATAGCACTAGCAGCTTTTAAATAGCAAATGTGGGTGTGTACAAAACTGTGGGTAGTATGTGGAAAACCCAAGCTCTTACCTGTTGTTTCTATATAGTATGTAAAAATGTTTTATTAAACATTTCTATATAGTATCTAAAAGCAGATTAATAACAGAGGTAGATTAGCCTACTTGGTGAGTAAGTTGATAAATAAAGACTTGGCGGTTTCGGATTATCCACTTAATGCGGTATATGTGAAACTCGCGCTTATTAAGCATTTCACCGCCTGAGTAGATTGGTAGAAACTCGCCGGGTTGGTATCGGTAATATGTTTGTTTGATTGTGTTTGTTATTCTTTTCATAACATTATTATTCTAGCACACTAGCCCTATTTTGTCAATGGTATGTATTGACATGCAAAAGTATAAGCATGATAGACTAAAGACTGTCTATTAAGTTTTAGGAGACACAAATAGAGCCGCGCCACTTACCAATATCTTGAGGCTCAAGGATTATGAAACGCACACTTACTACACTGGTGATGGTATCAATCATAGCAACACCATCAACGGCTGCAGCACAGTCATTTACAGCTCAACCACTACCCTTGTCAAATCAGCTTGACTTTCTTACCTTGAGGGTACAAGAGACACCAATTACAGCCAATATCATTACTAAGCCAAAAGAAACACCCAAGCCGGTTGCAGAGCCTAAAAAGCCTGAGCCGGTTGTTTATATTGTGGTGAGTGGGGATAACCTCACCAAGATTGGTACTGCCTACAATGTAGAATGGCAACGCTTGTGGGCTAAAAACACGCAACTTGAGCATCCTGACATCATCCATGTTGGTGATAAAATAACCATTCCTGAGCCGTCTGAGCAGCTTAAGCGCGATTTACCGGCAGTTGTGGCACTTCCGGCTGAAACGCCCAATGTAGCGCCTCTGCGTGACTATGGCGGTGGTAATACCTATGACTATGGTTACTGTACTTGGTATGTTAAAAACCGCCGGGGCGCAAGCATACCTAATAGCTTAGGTAATGCAAACACTTGGTATAGCCGGGCTGCTGCAGCCGGTATGCCAGTTGGTAGTACGCCAAGAGCCGGGGCTGTAGGTACTACTACACGCGGCGCATTAGGTCATGTTGTCTATGTGGAAAGCGTAAATGCTGATGGGTCTATAAATATTTCAGAAATGAATGCACCAACTTGGGGCGCTGTGACTTATCGGACCGCCTCAGCCTCTGAGTTTCTATACATCTACTAATCAATACTTGGTCTTTATGATTTATACAAATACCCGGCTCTCTTTGGCTATAGTCACCAACCGGGCATTGATAAATTATCATGCTGCACCATCCGGCGGCTCAGGTAAATAAATTATTTTGGTAGTCTCTACTGCCTGCTGCCCTAGCCTGCTTGCCGCCAAACGCCTAAGCCAAACACGCTTTTTAAGCTTCGGGTATTCATCTATGTAAACTACATTCTCTGTATCAGGCTCATTTTCCATCGCTTTGTATCGCAATCCTGCCTAATGCATGTAATTCCTCAAGCAAGCCATCTACTATGCCTAAGGTCTCTGACTCTAGGTTATTTAATGCAGCGCTCATGTGACCGGCTCTCTCTGCACTATCGCGAGCAGTAAGCCAATTTTCCCTAGCTACTTCTAAGTATGATAAGACTATCTGTTTTTCTTTCACATAAGCATTATAGCAAAGCAAAAACCCCCACAGCGCGTAGGGGTTTGATTGCCGAATTGGAGTTCTAGGCTAGAGGCTGTCTTACGACCTAAAGCCATGCATTGCACTATACCATTATGCTTTGACCACTGCTAGAGGTAGTTTTCTCTTTCTTAAACCTAATAGCCCCATAAAAGGCAAAGGCGGCTGCCTCTGTGGGGTCACTCTGAATGTCAGGGTTCATTGATGCATAGCCAAACATACCATCTTTACCAATAGAGCGCTTTTTGACTGTGCGGATTGAGACATTGAGGGCAGGCTGATTAAAGTGAGTAAGTAATTTGTTCTCTATGGCATTATGAAAAGCTGCATAAGCTGCGCCTGCCTCTTTAGCATTAGGGGTAAGTATACGCTTGCTCATCTTGCGCTCTGTCCTAACCAATTCCTCTACCAATAGCTGTGTACCGGCTGCGCCATCAACAATTATTTTATTGGCTTTACGCCATCTGCCATTATCCATAAGAAACATCACAATCCACTGTGTACCGGCGCTCATAGGCTTGCGCTCAATAAGCTCAACATGCACTTTGCCGCTTTCCATAATGACACCAACCGCTAATGATACGGCACTGCCATCCGGTGCAAACTTGATTG